AGATCAGCTCCTGTTCGCGATATATCGTGCAGAGCTTGTCCACCGGCCCCAGGCATATTCCAAGGGCAAAGTGCATATAGTACTTGTACCCCACGATGGTGCTGGAAGACCCTCCGCCGCCTCCCCCCTTTCCACCGCTGGAGCTCTTGCTTTTGATCGCCTCGGAACGCTGTTCCCCGGTCCAAATATAGTTCCCGGCCAGCTTGATAGTCCCCAGCACCTCGGGAATCGGGATGCCAAATTTATTCGTTGCAAACTTTATGTCTTGCGGCTTCTGCGATCCAGTCTGTGGCCGCGCCGCTGAAAACATGGCGGTGGCGACAAATGCCCCCACGACCACTGCGCCGATAACGATTGCCGCTGTTGCCATTATTTCACCAGCCTAATGTTGTATGTCCTGCGGTGCCACCATGTGGGATCATTCAAAACAAAACGCTCAACCCCGATTCCGATAACAGAGTGCCAAATCCAGCCGTCCAAAACGATCCCGGCATGGCTGGTGGTCTTCCCGAAGCGGAAAAGCAAGATGTCCCCGTCTTGAGGGTCGTCAATGGAAACCTTTTCATGCTTCATCTGGCTACTGACTTCTTGGAGCAGAATGGATTCCACGTTGTGCAGATGCCAATCCTTCGGGTAGTCCGGCATCTTCCATCGCTTCTTGTATCCTATTCCGGTCAAGACACCCACCACAAAGCCGATACAGTCACACCCAAGACCCTTTCTGGAAGACCTGTGACGGTACGGGGTTCCAAGCCATGCGGCGCATTCCGTGCGTAATTCCTGTAGCTTTTCTTGGTCGTAAAAGTATTTCGTCATGACATCATCGAGGGGTTTTCTGTTGGGATATAAGGGGTTCCAAAGAAACCACCGCCGGAGGCTCCTTCCCCTTGGCATGTTCCGCCCATAACTTGTACCAAAAACTGTAATTGACAAGACAATGTGGAGTTTTCAGCCTCTATCCTTGCCGATACACTGGCTCGTTCGTTTGAAACTGCAACCGTAACTGTCCTTGTAAAGTCAAACTCCCTGACCCCACTGACTGTATCCACCAAGTGATCTATCCCGTTCACCGTGATATAGCATCTTGCGGTATATCTGTAATCATCTCGCCATTGAACAAACTTGCAATTCGCCGTAACGCTTGTCACCGGACCAGATGTATAGACCGTTGGAGTAACAAGGGTCTGGTTTCCCGTGATCTTACTTGGAGTCGATACCGGCGCAGATTGAGACAAAAGCCCATTGTTCCCGCCTAGATTGTCAAACTTGTCCCGGCATGTCGTAATTCTCTGATCGCAACCGGCAGATGCGGTCACTTCGTCCCCGTCTGCAATGTCAATGAAGGGGTATTGCAGGACGATAGAAGACCCGGAATGAGCAGTGATCATCCGCTTTTGGCCCCCAAAACTGACCCAACCGTAGGTGAAGAAGCCGTCTGCACGGGTCGCAAACTCCGGAGCCGTGAGGATATTGCCCGAGATTGTCACCGCACATGTATTGGAAAAGGCCCCCCGATCCACGTTGCACTTGGCGTCATAGAGCGTGTTGTTGCAGTGCGCCTGAAAGTGATACCTTGGGATCTTCATTGACAAGAAGTGCTCAAAGCCCACGCATTCGGCTTCGGCTTGTGCCCCTTGAAACGCCACTGTCTTGACCTGCCCAACGAAAAAAACCACCGCGTCGCTGGCCGCTCCCCGATGGACCCGCGAAACACTAACCCACATCTGTGCCAACGGATTCTGTGCCAAGTAATCGCGGAAGTTCTCTTCCAGGGCACCGACCGTAATTCCGCACTTCGTCGCGGTCAGGTCGGAGTCAAAGGACAGGGAAGACCGCTTGATTGCCGCCGGTTCGTAGGTGTTCCCATTGTAATCAACGGCCTCGTCAGAGCTGGTGTAATACCAATGCCGCGCTTGGGGATCGTCCCCACCTTCCCAGATATGGAACAATTCGACCGGGGATAGGAACTCTTCCTTTTCCCGGGTCGTAAAGGCTGGTGAAGTGTCTCTCATTTATTCAACCTCCCACCGGGGAAGTGTCGTCGCGTGGAGCGTAGTGCTTGCCACATCAAGGGTTTCGTAATCCATGCCGAGCGTGTCCTTATCGAATCTTGCCGGATAGAGAAGTGAAACGGTGACATTCACGAAATGCTCCACCGTCTTTCCGATTGCCGATCCAAGGCTGATCCTCCCTGTTGAAGGATCACACCCCACAACCTCCCGTGCCGCAGTCGTACCATCAGGGAAACGAAACCAAAGGTGCTTCCCGGTCGTCGGATAGCCTTGTCCGAAAAGTGCTGACATATCGACCCCGCCAATATCGAGGATCGTATCTCCTGACGAAAAGGCACCGGCCAAGATAATGTCCGAGGCGGGTGAGGGCACCCAGAATGGCAAGAGCCGCCCCTTTCTGTCTATAAAGAAATCGAGCAGTCGCCGGGATTCTTCCCGTGTGAAAGCACTGGCGGACAGGGATATGGTGAGTCGCGGTTCATTTTGCGTCAGAACCCTTTCGGTCAGCCCGGCCAGAGAAGAGAACGAAAAAGCTTCTGTGTCCATCTCCATCGTCTGGCTATACCTGTCAGACCAGTTGTGCGGGGTATTCAAGACCGGCAAGCCGTTGTATGTAGGGTAATCGGTCATGTCCGGTGTCGGGACTGAAAAACGCTCGTCAAACTCTTCAAGCAAACGCAAGGAGACTGTGCCGTCACGATCCGTCTTCCCCGTGACCGTCGTCTTTGAGTCATCGACACGACCCTGGAAGAATGGGGCTACAAAAGATCCCGCCGGCCAGTCTTGTGTCACGGCCTCGGCCAGGGAGAGCACACTTGTCGAAACGCCCGAGACCTCCACAACCTCATAGGAACCACCGGACACGATAATCGCGAGGCGGTCAGCCTGGAAAAGACGAAATCCGGTTTCCAGAACCGGCAAAGAGGTTGCCCCGGCACTAACTCCCACCGCAAGAGCGGTCGCGTCTGTCCATAGCGGCACCCCAAATATCTTCCCATGTGCCGTATAGAGCCGCTTTTTCAGCATCTCGGATTCAAGACCGGTGCGGGCTTGCACTGTAAACTCGAAGGCGCGTCTTGGTGCCGACAAAAGGCCGGATCGTTTTTCATGCCCGGCGAGCCCGCGCTTGATGGTCGTCTTCCAGGCATATTCCATACGCAAGGTATCGGACCAGTCAGGGCGCACCGCAAGGATCTCATTAGCTATCACCTAGTCCCCCACTATTCGCCGGACAGTCTGGCTCCGTGTAGAGATGATATTCATGATTGCGTTTTGTCCTTCGACCGACGCCAGATAACGATCCAACTCGGACTTATCGGTCAGATTGACAATGGTAGTCTGTTGTGGAGCCGGTGAGGGGGCATTTTGGCGTCCTATCTGTCCACCGTATGCGAACCCCGGGCCAGCATAAGCAGGGCGCATAGCGGGTAACCGGACGCCCGAAAACAAGTCTCTGGGTATTAACCGCTGTCTCAATGCCTCCATGACACGGACACCATAGTGCCTTACGGTAGGCCGATCCATCATGTATTCACCCGGAGTCGCCCGGATAGTCACATTGTCCGCCCGATTTCCCTCGTCTGGACCACCTATCAGGCCGCCGTAGGCGTAGCCCTGGGGTTTAGCGGACTTGATGGCGGCTACACGGGCCATGCCTCCAGCAATTGCGGCGGCGGCGGCCGCCGCTCCGAGTACAGGCCCAACATGGGGGATCGATGCCATGGAGCTATAGGCTTTTTGAGCGCTCTCATACGTGGAGATGATCGTTTCCGCTATTGCGAACGCCTGATACGCAGCAAACGCCTCTTTACTCTGGGAACCAAATGCCTGATAAAATTCCTGTAACGCAGAAGCTGTACTCCCAAACAAAGAACGTACGCTCTCCACCCGCGATTGAAAAACTTCCTTGGAATGGTCAGCAACTTTCTTATCCAAAGCCATCTCGGCCGCAGCCTGGAATTCTTGTAACTCGGATTTTGACGCGCCATACTCTTCTAGCATTTTCAGCTTTTCATCATACTCCGCCCGCGTTGCTTCCATTTCCAAGTCAAACAAGGCTTCGGGGTCATCCGTTCCTTCCATCTTTACGCCACGGATAAGGGACAAAATAGAATTTCCGTTCTCTTCATCCTTTTTCTCAAAGTCTTCCTCTTCTTCGTCCTTCTCACCATGTAAGGCTCGGAGTTCAGCACTCTTTTCGTAATACTTCTGCTCAAGGGCCAATCGCTGATCGAGTGTTCCCTTAAAATTATCAAGTTCGAGTGCAATTGATTGCATCTCGTCAGAAATTGACGCTTCTTTGAGTTCGTATTTGCGGTCAAGATACTCTTCCCACAATATTTCACGGTCGTCAAGAGCGTTATCTAAAATATCCAATTCTTCCTTAACCGCAGCCTTAGATCGTGCAAGAGAATTTTCTGCTGCAACGTCCTCGATCCGATCACGCGCCTCAACACCGGATTGATGCACTTCTCGCAATTGTGCTTGTTTCTGAATCTCCAAAGAAACAATCTTATTTTTGAGGGCAGCACGCTCTTCATATTCCTGTTGATTCTTGACAGGAATATACGCTCCCTTCTTGTCATAAGACATGGCCTGAAGCATTTCCCTGTTTGTCGCAATCTCTTTATCAAACTCGGCAGAAACAAGCTTGGAGCGTTCTTTCAAATAAGTGTCGAGAGAAACTACACCATCCTGATAACTCTGCTCAAGCATGTCCAATTCTAACTGAGACTTTTCCTTGAACAGTTCTAGCTCAGATATCATGTCAAACATGGGAGAAGAAGTCACCAAATCTTTGGGAACAATAACAGGCTTGCTCGCATCTTCCTGCAGTTTGGCTATTGCACCAGAGACATCTGTCAGTCCATTCCGAAGAATTTGTAAATGCTTGATAACATCCACCAATGCCTTCTTCGCATTTTTGGCATCGTCGGTGGCCGCCCCCATCCAATTCGTTTCCTTAGACTTCTGCTCAAGCGAGGCCCTGTAAGAAATAGCATACGCCAATGCCTTGCGTATCGCATCTCTCTGCGTCTCCAAATCGTCCAGGGTCTCCTCTCCAGTCAATTCAGGGGGCTCGTATGCAGCATAGTCCTTAAACTTGTTCATGTTCTTTTCAAGCGTTGTGTTCAAACGCTCCTGGGCGGTTGCAGCGGCATTCGCGGCGTCCCGCCATTCCCACAACGCCTTAATCGCACCATAAACCTTGCTTCCCGACCAAAGAACAACAATACCAAGCCCCGCATTCAATGCGATACCAAAAGCCGTTACAGAGCCCGCAACAGCCGTAATGGCAGCACCAAAAGCCCGAACAGCAGCAGTGGCCCCCGCTAATCGTGTACCAAATAGGGTAACCGTGCCCATTCCTGCGGCAAACAGTCGCATTAAACCACCAAACGCCAAAGTCAAAGACCCAATCACCGCCAACAGGCCGGCAAGCGACGCGGACAAAGCCAATAAAACAGACCCGGCCCCACCCGACGCCTCATTCAATTCCCGAAGAGACGACACCATAGAAGTCAGGCCAGACAATACAGCACGAACAGACGGGAGCAGGGGATCTGCAATAGACTGGCCAAGACCATCCAATGCAGAAGTCAACTTAAACAAGTCACCAGTCGTATCATCGAAACGAATCCCGGCCATCTCTTCGGCCGCACCCTTCGCACCGTCGATACTATGCGCAAACGATTTGACCTTATCTGCACCATCCACCAATTTGGTGGCAGCAGAAACAGCATACGAGCCAAATAAAGCCAGCGCGTCGTTGGCATCCATCCCCGCCTCGCGCAAATCGACAAAAATATCTGTGACATTACGCAGCTTCCCTTCTTCATCCAAAATCTCGACGTTGAGTCGCTTCAACGCCTGCTGGGCAGCTTCCGAGGGATCCAACAATTTGACCAGCATTCGCTTGATATTATTACCAGCAATCGTTGAACGAAAACCAGCATTCGCCAAAACGCCCAACATGCTAGACAAATCAGAAATATCAACACCAAGAGAACTGGCAAACGGGCCGGCATACTTGAACGCCTCACCCAATTCACGAACATCGGTATTTGAATTGGAAGCTGTGTACGCCATGGCGTCATTGACAGAACTAAGCTTCTCAACAGCCAAACCCATTTGCGTCAATACGTTGGTGGCGATGTCGGCCGCTTCACCTAACTCAATCTCACCTGCAGCAGCCAATTCCAATGTACGAGGTAAAGCTTTCAAAGCGTCAGACGCATCCATCCCGGACAGGCCAAGATAATAAAGGGCCTGGGCCGCCTCTTCCGCCGTATATTGCGTCGTACGTCCCTGTTCTCGGGCAGCACTCGCCAAAACAGAATAAGCCGCACCCGCCCCCTTCATGGTGGCAGTGACTTTGGACATGGTATGTTCAAAGTCTGCGGCTTTCTTAATAGGAAAAACAGAAGCTGCTCCAAGAACAGCTCCTGTTTTAATCATTTGCTGGCCCGCTTGTACAGCCGCGTCACCTAACGCTTTGTAATGAATACGAGCGGCTTCCAAATTTGCAGACGTCTGCTTCAAAGCCCGCCCAAAATTATTCAGAACGCCAGATGCAGCATCCCGGGCACGTACAATAATCTCTAGGGTTCTGCTTGCGCTCATGAGATAAATTTACTCCAATCTTCATTGGTTGCATTCTGTGCTACACGAAATGCGGTTGCAAAAACACGAAGACGCTCATGCTCCAATGATGCATGCTCTTCCAATGCTATTGTATAGACGGAATACCCGTATTCCCATGCGTGGCTGTGGCCTGCTTCAATGAGACGGAAAAGGCCTGCGAAAAATCTGCAATCATCGACTTCTTGATCTGTGCGAGAAGATCCGCCATTCCCAGCCTTTTCCCTATCGAGAAAAAAGAGGCGTTTACCTCCTTAAACGTCTCATATACCGTCTCCAGTTCGCTCGGGGCCATTTCAACCATGTCGGAAAAAGTAATGTCAGTCACCCGGGGTAAAAACTCCGCAATGCGATCTACAAATCCCTCCAGGGAAAAATCTTTCAATACGTCACCAAGCTCGATGATGTCAGTAATACGCAACTCCTTCATCGTAAATTCCTTGTCATCGATCTTAAAAACTTTATTCTTCCGCATACCTTGCCTCTTGTGTGCAATTGATTGCACTGCGGAGGCAGCAACCACCTACCCTCCTCCGCAGTGCATTGTCGGTTAATCGAAACGAACTACCTTGAAAATCGGGCAACTCGGGTGGTTCACGGCATCAGACAAAAATTCACCCTCGATGGGAAACGAAGATGCATCTTCACCTATAAATGCCACTTCCCCAGAAATAGTCAATGATGCCTTCCACACATCAATGATCATCTTCGGCCCAATATCAGGGTTGCCAACAAACCGAAGGTGACCCTGACAAGAGGAATTCGCCAACGCATTGATCGACTGCATATTCTTTTCAGGATAATCAAACGAAACTTTGACAGACGCGGCATCAATGGAACCAGAAGACATGACCATGAGCATACCGGCAGGAGCAGACAACCGATAATCCGTGCCCAAAACATAACGAGTCGTACCCTCGGAGTCCGTGACGACAACATCAGGCTCCTCATTTACGGCGACCAAAGAGGCAGAGCCGAGAGACGTCCCACCAGTAATTGCCTCGTTTGTCTCAAACGTGCCAGAAACATTGATCACATCCAAATAACCGCTACCAACGAAGGCAACCTCGCCTGTGGCGGAAGACGTTCCACCAGTAACCGTTTCACCAACAGAAAAAGGGCCGTCAGTCACCGAAGCATGAAACAACTTGGTGATAAATACACCCATCTTCCCAAGTTCAATATACTCATCATCAACAACCGATACGGTAACACTATCGCTGTTTCCGGCCGACTGAACCGTGGCAGAAACACCATCCCCCAAAAAAGCGATATTCAGGTTAGAGGACGAAAATTCTTCCAGCGTGATCGAAGATGTCGCAGTCTTCTGAATTACCTTGGACAAATCCTTCTCTTTGGTCCCAGACATACTGGAATAATGCTCGGTTTTCTCCAACGCAACATTGATCCCAAATGCGGGAGCGTTGCCGAGATGAACAAAATTGGACTCACCATCTTTCTTGAAGAACAACTCACCTTTGCCATACAAATAGTTTTCTACACTCGGAGATGCTAGCATAATCTGCTCCTATGGTCGAATAATTTTATCGACATACAAAATGTCAAACGTCACACCCTGCCCTGCAATAAGGACATCACCAAATTTTGGCTTCACAATCCGGGATGCCTGTACCTCAAGCATACGGCACAAACCTCCCATCCGCCCCTTGTCACACAATAACGCCCACCGGATCGCATCATACAAGGACCGCACCATGATTGATGCATCATCTTTATGAGCAACCCGTACCCAAAACTCAAGCAATAACTGAAAACGTCGCTGGTGAGAATGCCCGCCCGTGTGGTCAGGATCAACAACTATGTCCTCCATCTCAAACAAATGGACAGCAGGGTAATTATGACTAGGACTTTCAGGATTTCTGCGAACAACCGCAACAGAAAGCGGAAATCCAGCATCCTCCTTGATCCCCCACAATCGTCGAGTTATATCACGCAGGATACGCTCACGTATCCCGACTTCACTTGTCGGCACTGAAACCCTCCTCAATTCTGTCCAGAATCGAATCAAGCATTTTATCCAAATTCATGGCCGCAACACCCAAACCATACATCCCGCCTGGAGCCTGCTTGGAATAAATGCCATCATGCCCGTCCATCAAATCCTTGGCCCGCATGGTTCGCGGCCCCACCCCAGGATAATAACCACGATCAAGCGTGACCGCATACGGAGCAGTATTCTTAATTACAAAAGCACCCGAACCAAAAGGAGCGGGTGCTTGCCATTTATTCTTTGCTCGCTCGGAAGACGGCTTCGGCTCAATACCAACCGGAGTAGCCGCCTGCATGGTCTTTTTCAGGTACGCCGCCAGCTCAAAAATGCCCTTATTAACATCCTCGGGGGCATCGCCCAATCGCTGACGGATCCTTCCAAGCAAGGTCTCATCAACCTCAAACGCAAGCTCTTGCATAATGCCTACCGCTGCAGTTTGAACGTGAACAACACATCAAGGATGGGATCGGCTTCGATAATGGACAACTCTTCTCCACCAATGAGAATCGTATCATCCAAAACCCCGGCCAAAGTAAACTCTTCAGGGAACGAGGATTGATACGCAAACAACACAACTTCCCGCCGGGGAAAACTCGATTCTTCAGAACTCGTCAAAAACATGCCGTCTGCCAATAAAAGACAAACCAAATCGAACGAACGGGTCTGTGTTACATTTCGACCGGTGGCTTCATCGTAAGAGGTACCAGTAACCTGAACGTATGAACAATTTACCCGAAAAAGTGGATCATTGAACAACTTCGGGAGTACCGAAGACAAAGCACGGGTTATCGCCCCAGAAATCACCGGCATTATACCAAACTCCCACGCATTCTCTGCATGAACGGACGAAGATACATGGTCACCAAAGACAGTGCGTCAACCGAATCCCGAGTCAACAAACCCAACGAGCCACCGCCAGTAGCGGAAGACAATGCCACATCAATCTTCCCACCAATCGAAACCGATGTCACATTGACATCCCCGGG